ACATAATTAAATATCTTAGAGCATCATAAGCATGGTCAGATGCTTTTGTATCTACATCCTCTGGTCTACTAGGGTCAATAGGTATAGATTGTATTTCTCTTATTAAGTTGGGGCAAGATTTAAATATCTGGAGCTTGGGTCGACCTTTGTCGTTTAATTTTAATCTCTCATGTATTTGTATCTTGCCTTGAATTCTGTTCTTGTCAGCTCTTCTAAGCTTATGTCCTGCTCTGGATAGTACTTCCCCTACAGTTGGACCAGTAGCACCTGTCCTTGCCCACGCAGCTCCATCTAACACCCCACTTACAGACAACCTATCCTCTTTTTCAAACTCAAAGATTCTAGTAGCTAAGTCTTCGCCTGTTAAACCTTTCTGATATAATTCTCTATAAACAATTAATGTTTCATCACTTGGGTCTACTGCTGCCCACACTACTGCTGATTCTGCTGCATAACCATAGTCAATTCCTTTTACTCTTACCCAATGTCTAGGTAAATCAAAAGGTTCAACTACATGACTATCATAATCAAACTCTGTAAATGCTGCACCTTCAGAAACATCCCAGTTACCTTCTAGTAATTGTTTTCTTTGTACAGCAGGTAATGATTGTAACATCTGCTCATACTTACCATCTTCAGATAGATAAGGGTTATCTTCTAATCTAGCTGGTATAAATTTTCTTGTTATCTTATCTTCACCTTTAAAACTTTCATTTGGTGGAGCTGGGTCTAGATACCTTTTCTTAACCCAGTTTCCTCCAACTCCTCCAGGGTTTGCTGTACACCGAATGTAGCATTGTATTGCATTATTAGTTGTTCTCAATCGTGATTGCAAATACTGGAGTGGAAACTCTGTTGGATACTGTGTTAACTCATCAATACCTATCCAGGTATATGATTGTCCTTGGTATCTATAAACATCAGCATCTCTATCAAGGTAACCAAACTCCAATGAAGCTCCTGAAGGGAATCTCCATATCTTTTCGACTTCTCTAAACTTTGCACCCTTAAAAGCTTTAGGATACAACTCTCTAGATTTATCTATTAGTTCTCTTAATTCAGGCATAGACTTTCTTAACAGTAATGCTCTATGTTCTTTAATGTGCATAAATCTTAATGGGTCTACTAGCATAGCATAAGATTTACCACCTCCAGCAGAACCACCATATAATACATCTTGTTCAGGTGCTGCTAGAAAATCTGTTTGAGGTCCTGAGTTAGGTTTAAATACTACTCTTTCTTTTTCTTCTTCAATGAGTTTTTTAACAGGACTAGGTAAGGTATCAAGTTTGTCTTCTTCGATGACCAAACCTTTCTTGGTTTCTTTATTCGTTTCGGCATTCTGTACTACTTTCAAAGTTTCTTTTTTATCTCTAAGTCTTCTTGTCTTATTCTCCAAGTTCTTTTTTAATCTAGCTATTTCTTTCTCTTTAGCTTTGACAGCTTTCCTTGAAGCCATCTTAGCTTTATGAGCATAGCCATAGTTGTATTGTCTTTTTGGTTTCTCGTCAGACATTCTTACTTAACAATCCTTTTAATTCTACTTTAGGTTCAGGCTTATCTTTGTCTATGATTTTCTTTAAACCCATAGCTGATAGTTTTCTTCCTGTTTGATGTTCTAATATTTCAACTGCTCCTCTTAAACTAAAAGCACCTGACTTAACACCATCCTTCATTTCTTTTAATGCTGATACTTCTTTATCAACAACCTCTAGTGTTTTATTATCTTCACCTAACTTATAACCAAAAGGAATAGTCGAACTATTTCTCTTCATCATCTATATCAATATCCTCTGCATTAGCATCTATTAATTTTTCTTTAGCAGGTATAATAAATATTCCTGATTCTGCTGTATGCGTTACATCAAGCTTATCTCTTTTCGCAATACCTACTCTATCCAACAATGTTTGTGCTGCTTGTAGCTTAGCATTAACTTGTGGTATAGGGTCATCACTTTCTAATATCTCCACTAGTTTCTGACTAGCTCTTGGAGCAGACTTTGCTAGAATCTTTGTGGCGACATCTACAATTTCCTCTTTCAAGGAATCAACAACATTAGACTTTGAGCTGTCAGCATACCCTGCTTCTCGTAGAGCTAGGTTTATATCACCTTTAGCAACACCACCGAGGGCTGTTAGAAAGCTTTGTTGTTGGTCTGTTAGTTTTCTTTGTTTATTTTCTGAGTTAGTTGGTAGAAAGTTATTGTTCATATATTCATTATAACAAGTTTACATCTAGTTGACAACATTTATTTTAATTTAGAGTTGACAAATGCAGAACACATAGTATAATATATATGTAGCCTCTCCAGAGGGTCAAGCATATAAGTCTCTCTGGGGCAGTCCAGCAATATAGCAAGTCTTATGTGAATCTTTAAAGCAGGGCGAGTCTATCTAGTTTACATCTAAAGCTCTGCATTTTGTATAAGCATTATATATATACCCCCCACACCCCCCCATGGCACATATGTACCCCTTTTGTTCTATTCTCTTAGAGGTTGTAAAATATATATAATAACTATATATAAAAAATATAACTAATTATCTTCAAATATCTTTACTAGTTTACAAAGATAACAAGATTATCAAGCTTATATAATTTATAAGAAATAGCCTCACACAATCTCTCAAAATCTCAAGCTTATCAACACTTAAAACAATATTTCAATACCATTAAAGACTTGCCATATCTCAAGCTAAACAACCTAGAATTTTTGAAACTGGGTCGACCCTCTATAGCTTTTAAATCTCACCAATTAGATAGTTATAATAAATATATATAAATTATATATACGATATAGCTTGACTATTTCTAATCGCTTGACCTAGATTTTAGGTTGTTTTTACAAATTATATTTAATATTTAAGCATTAATATTGATTTAAAACTTTTATATTTTTATATTTGATTTGCTTTGATTTGCTCAAAATCACCTAATTTCACCTAATAATTAAATTGTACAATAGTGTCGCACCCTAAATCAGCTATTATTCTTATATATCAAGGCTTATTTAAGCATCAACTAAAAGTTGTATTTGCTATTTAAATTTATTAATTTTATAAGGTGGCATGATTTTAAATTTTAAAAATTTTACAAATATAACAAAGCATAATTACAAAGCTTATGGAATTCAGAATAATAAAGAATTTAGAAAATTTAAATCTAGATTAATATCAGATTTAAAAAATAATTCTTTAATGTTAAATAAATATTACAAGCCTGTTAAGTCTAGCATATACAACCGAATAAATATGAGTGTTCAAGGTGGTAAATCAAAAAATGCTAGATACAACCATAGCTTGTAAGCCTAGATTTTAATTAATCTAGATAATATAAACCTAGCTTTTAATTAAGCTAATCAACTGGAGGTTGAATGATAAAAAAATATGATAAAATAATATATAATATTAATTTTAATCATCAAATAAATATAACTAAAAAAGATATATATTTAAAAAATGGGTGGTTGTTTATAGATTTAAAAGATAGTACAATTGAGGTTTTTAAATATCCTGTAAATGATTATTTTGAACCATATACTCATTTATGGAATATAAAGAAAAAACCATTTAAAGATTTTATTAATAATGAAGTTGATTTTACTGGTGAATATCCAAAAGAAAAAAAACCACCAAAAATTCAATTTTATAAGACTACTATTGCAAGTGGTATAATTACTAATAAACAATAAACAACTGGAGGTTGTATGTATAATTATGATGATGAGGCTTATAAATCTTATAGAAAATATCAAGCCCAAATTTTAAGAGCAAAAAGATTTGAAGATAAAATTATTAAAAAACAATTAAAGCAATTTGAAAATGAGCAAAAACAAGCCCAAAAAGAATTAGATAACCAATAACACAACCAATAGGAGAACAAAAAATGAAAACACAAATAGACAGTAAAAGCTTATATTTTGAAAATATAGGAGATAAGACAATTTATTATAGCTATAATACAACTGTTGCTGTAAAAACACCAATAGATACTTATGTTTGCGAAAATGTATGGAGTGTGACAACAGCTAAACACCTTAATAGAATTGAGGAATTGACAGGTAGTAATAGAGAATATAGAATGAGATATAAAGATTTTAGAAATTTTTGTATCAATAACAATGTTAATAAACATTATAATTAATAAACAACTGGAGGTTGAATGATTGAACTATATCTAGGTTTTATACTAGGAATAATTTTATTAATAGCAATGGGAATTTTTGGTTGCATTGCTACGATTGATTTAATAGAATATAAAAATAAAAAATAATAACTAACAACTGGAGGTTGCATGAG